TTGGGCTTCTTTTTCAGCCTTTTTATCACGGCCACCGCCGCCACCTCCTCCACACATAGTCTTACTCCAATAGTTGTTTGATAAATTCGATTACTGATCTTTGACCTGCTCGATACATGATCTCAGCGGGGGTATTTGTTGGTAGTGGATTAACAATGGGAAAATTGCTATCAAGCTCCATAGCAAGACGCTCAATAGGAGCATCTCCTTTGAAAACATCCGATGCAGAAAGTTCATCCATATTGCGGTAGGTTAATGTTACTGGCCTCGAAAAAAGCAGGCATTCTGCTTCTTTGAGTATCTGCTAGTTCAGGTGCTTTACCGTTGTTATAGAGAGCATCTGATTGGCGGATCCAAAAGTCTTTATTCAAATATTTATGTTGACTATGACCTAGAAGATCCATAGCCCAATGAACTGTTGCTCGCCGAAGCTTGTTTAAATGTTCAGTGGATTTAAGCCCTAGATCATGTGCAACCATTCCATGAAGCGCAACATGGGTCTGTTCGTCTCTGCTAATATCACTCGCTAAACTGCGAATCCCGATGTCTCCGTTAAATCTAAAGAAGGGTAAAAGTACAAAGAATACAGACCTTTCTAGGATCGCTGTTTTAAGTATTGGATGCTCCGGTGATTCAAGCCAAGCCTTACGAATTGTCTCGGCTTCTCGCTCTGCGGATTCATCCACGCCATGAGCAGCAACAACATAGGAAAGACCAAGGTCATGCTTATCCTCATCGGCCATGTTTGAACGTAGAGCAGGGATGACACCAGGGTCATTAGGTAGATCTTTTTCTAGACCTTGAGCAAGCATTTCTTTTACTGGTAACTCAAGAGTACGCAAGGCAAGGCAACGCTTAAGTGTTGCTTCAGAGCCCACTACAAGCTGACCCTTATCAACTTGCAGGGGTGTCCATGAACGCTTGCGGTTCATGATTTTTGTGTAGCTACTCAGCGCAGCTGGAGCAGAAGTCGTCGTCATTGTTGTCCTGAAAATCAAAGATGTTTGCGTAGTCCTCATCCATTATCGAACTAACGTCATCTTTGCGGAGTGTATCCGGGGAGACTTGAAGCGCGTAATACAATGATGTCTGTGGACTGTTAAACCAGTCCTGAATAAATTCCTCGTTATATGTTACACAGTCACTCCAATGGTTATATGAATAACCATGGAACAAACCTGTGTTCTCTAGTAATTGGCAGATGCCATTTGCAACTGCCTTGTAATTTTCCCACCCAACCTCACTGGCGATTTCACAGTCTCCATAAGAGAAGCTCTGAACGCCGAAGGTTCCTGAGTCACGATCTACATTTCTGCTGATGGGTGGTGCAATCTCAGGTGTTGTTGTATTGCCTCTGAGGTCTTGATACTTGTAGGAGCAAGTTGCAGTTGGCGCAATCGTGAATGCTCTGTCCATACCATGAGCACGAGCAACATTAGCTGCATTGTTAATAGCACTCCGTAAGTCCCGAGCAATACAAAGAGCTGGGGACCAAGTGGCAGTGGTGTCATCAATGAGTGCAAGTGCTTCACCAAAAGCTGCATAACTTACTCCATGTATTGAAAGGAAATTTGCAAGTCCAAGCATCCCCAGACCAACTTGTTTATCTTCTGATGGATCAAGGTATTCACCTGTGTCACCCACACCGGTAGTAGGATGTAACTTACACAGCTCAACCATCCCCTCATAGAAGGCATCATATAATTCATCTATTTCACAAGCCCCCAAATTTACATGGGTAAGTAAACAACTGCCCCTGTGAGGTAAAAAGATCTCCTGGCATACATTACTAAAAACACGCTCACCTTTCTGATCGTATTTAACTTTGGTCAACCACAAATCTCCAGCCTTGAGTGACCGCAGAATTTTTTCCCGTAAATTTACTCCGGTAGCAGCCCACCATTCAGGAGTAACTTGTATGCATTTTTTAATCCAAGGTAGTTCTGCCCGTGTTGCATCAACAAACTCTTCTACGTCAGCGCAGTTAAGATCGAGCACACAGACGCAGGCCCCATTCCGATAGGTTCCGCCTCTTCTAAGAACTTCGTTAAGACAAGAGTAGATCCTTGCAAACGACACTGGGCCTGAAGCGACGAGACCCTTTCCATTCTCTGTACCCCGTGGACGGAGGTTAGAAAGATGTACAGCGACTCCGGCTGCATGCCGAAGGGCAAATGACACATAGCGCCACGATTTTTCAAGTCCATTCTCACCAGTCATTGAATCGTCCACCACAAAAACTGTGCAGCTGACGGGTAATTTTGATTCAGGATTATCCATCCATGAACGCACTCGACCTGTGCGAGCAATGTAATCTTTAGTCATAGTAAATCAGTTAAAATAGGTTCTGAATAGAATGGCCCCTTGAGTACCTTTCCATCTCCACGAAAGATAGGGTTACCATTTTCATCTAGCTTGGACATATTGGACTTATGGATACGGTCCATAATCTCGTCTAGATCCCAACCCTTATTTGCAGCATATTGATAACAAACATAAACCAGATCTCCAAGCTCCTTAGCTTCACATTCATCTGATTCATGATGATATGCCTCATGAAACTCAGACCACTCCTCATCGATCAAAGATTTCTGGGTCGCTGTCGCCAATAAACCATTCACTATTCTGTACGTTGTACGAAATTCTTGGGCTTGACTCATCAATGGTGTTTTGTAATTCATTTTGCAAATAGTGGATAGCTTTAGTTAAGTCTTGAATCCTTGAATCTTTGTGCCCTGCTCGGGCGATGTACTTAATGGCACAGCCAAGGTGATAATTCAATTCTTGTTCGCGGATGAAGTCCCAGACTTCTGTTTTGCCGCGCTGATAGTAAGAAGGGCCTTTGTTCATTGTGGTGTAAAGAGAATTGGACGACCGGTTTGAAAATTAAAATCAGGAGCTTGTAAAATCTTTGCTAAGCGCAGATTCCGCAAGGCATCAACTTCTGTCTGGCCTGCTTCTAGATAAGCCTCTAGGACAGCTGGCCAGTAATTACCTTTTGCCTTTTTAAGAATGATCTCGGCCTTCTTAGGGCCGACTCCCGTACAACCCTTGTAACCATCAGTCGCATCGCCGGTAAGGGCCTGCTCGTAGAGCTTGCGTTCTGCAGCCTCTGGAGTTTGAGTAAATTCGGTTTTGAGATCATAAATATGACAAGGGATTTGTTGCATGTCTTTGTCAGGTGAGATCAATACAAAGTCCCCCAGATGCCCTTGAGTAGCAGTGATGCCTAAAACATCATCTGCTTCNAGACCTGGCATCATCTGTGATTTGTAGGATTCCCTCCCCCAATCCACGAGCTTGCGGTAACCGGCGGGCTTACGCTTCGTCCGGTTCCCCTTGTACGTGGGGTCAATATCCTTCCTGAAATTCTTACGATCCGTAAAAAAGAGAAGAACATCTTCTGAGTTAAATTTTTGCTTGAGATTTGCAATCTCTTGGGTGACAATGGATTTTGCTTTGCGGTGATCTCCAACGATGACGGTGACATCGTCGGAATATTCATGCTCATCTTCACTCGCGCTAGCCGCTCGATAGAAGAAATAGTCAGCATCAATTAGCAATAGTGGATTCATTTGTGGTAGTGGAAACGATACGGTAATCTTTTGACCAGAAGTTTTCTAGTCCGGGTGGGACTGCGTTCTTTTTCCAACGCACTGTCCAGTCAGCAAAGTCACCCTTTGGTTCGACAATAACTGGATAGACGGGCAACTTAACCGCCCAAACATTTTTAGCATGCCAGTAATTTAGGTGAGGGATCCATGTAGATACTTTTACATCTAGTTGGTAGACTTTCCCTTGGTAACGCATGATTAGATCACAGTCACCAGTGGTATATCCATTAGGGAAAACCTCAGCACCTTTCCAAGCAGCAAGCATGGATACCCATTGCTCACCTAAATCGCCTAAACGTTTAGTGCTAATGACATTCGGCCCAGTTGTTTCCAATAACGCTTTCTGCATCTAATTTACATTTAAAGTGGATTTGTTGCTCAACGTCCTTCATTGCTGCTACCAGGCAGAAGGCGGCCTGCTCAGCATGGTCAGGGTGTACTGACAGCTGGATTTCATCATGGATAAATCCGAGAGGGTAATAATCAATCTCGGCTTCCTTTAATAACTCATTGACACGAATACACCACAACTTGCAAATCACTGCTCCAAAGCTTTGAATTTTGTAATTCAAACTGGCATGATTTTTCCCTTGGATACGAATGGGTCTTCCATCCAATCCTTTTAGGGTGCCAGTTTTCGCTTCTTTTGTGATGGCTGATGAGAGACTTTGAAAACCATCAAGGTCACCCATTATTCGTTGCTTAATATCCTTACCCTTGCTTGCAGCATCATCCTTAGATGCACCTGCAGTCAACCCTAACTTAACATCGCCGCCGCCATAAATCATACAATAGGTACAGGATTTTCCTGTAGATCTACTCGTATTGTAGATATTTGCTAGCTTTGTATGTATATCACCCTCAACTACTTCCTTGGCGAACTTACCTTGATCAAAAGGAAACAGCAGAGCACCAAGCACACGTAACTCAAGGCCAGAGGCATCAGCAGCGACTTGAACTCTTCCCTCACCTGGACCGAATAAGGATCGATATTCAGGAGCACTAGGGACTTGGGCAGCATTAATCCGTAGATGGGCCATGCGACCAGTATTAGTGTTGAGAATACAACTGTGATGAAGTCTTCCATTGGTTTCTAATTTAAGCCAAGCNTTCTTGCCCTCAGATAATTGTCCTAGGTGTTTCTGAAGTTCCAAGATGCGAGCAAACTTAAGAGCTTTAGGTGTCCCTATCTCCCTTAAGATTTTGTCATCAACCTTGATCTTGCCTTTGTCAGTTTTCTCTTGAAGCTTGTGCCCCTCGAACCAGTCAAAAACAAATTCGATATGGTCACGGCTTGAAGGATTGAACTCCTTTAACCGACACATTTCAGCACCAGCAACATATCCTCGTGTTTTGTTGTCTCTTTTAGGAGTGAACAATCCACCATTCATGAAGGGGTGCTGCTGTCTCATCTCGTTAGAGATAGAGTCAAGCTCCTTACTTAGTTTTCTCTCTAGTTGTTGAGCTGCTTGTTTATCAAAGGGCCAACCACAGGATTCTTGCCAAGACATGATCTCAGCAATCTTGTGCTCAGTGTCAATGCAATCTTTGTATTGCTCAAGTTTTGGATAAAACTTTTCTACAAGTGTTCTACTGACTAGAACATCTTGAACACAATACTCAAGCATCTCTGGACTGTATGTAGACCAGTCATTGTCTAAGCTTTTTCCGAACTCAGACTTGTAACACTTGTTTCTATACCCCCATGCCATCAGACTATGACGACCATAAAGATATATTGGCAATTGACTCTTATTACCTACTGAAAAGTCCCTAGACAACAAGTCCGTAAAGAAGAGCCTTGACAGGATTAAAGTGTCATAGGTCTTTCCAGTTGGTTGATAGAACGGATAGATCTCACGAATAAAGGATTGATCGAAGCCTATCCAGTTGTGTCCCCATATTTCATCAGCCACCATGAGATTGGTGAGCCCTTGTGTAATAGGGGGGTAGGCACCTGTGTCGTCATATCTAATAATCTCATCGGTATCCATATCCTGTGTGACCAGGCAGTGAATGATGGGATTTTTTTGTCTTAATAGACCATTGGTCTCGATGTCTGCAACTAAGCGCATTGGATAATCCGCATAGTGGCTAAAAGCCCTGGTAAATACTCACGAACTTTTTTGCCCCCTGTAAAACGTCCAACCTCTTCGCCTTTGTCATCAACGACTAAGAGTGTTGGGAACATTTCAAGCTCGTAAGCTGCAACTAAGGCCGAATGATTTTCTTTTTCCAATGTGGTGATGTAGTTACCACAAGATGGATTGAGCTTTAGCAGATTATGAAGAGCATCTTTGGTTTGGATGCAAGGCAAGCAGTCCTGTTTGGTGAAAAGAACTGTCCTAAAATTCATAGCCATCGGTTTCGGTAGTGGAAGTGATTGGATCAAAAAGAGCAGGCATGAGGCGTCCTGTTTCCTTGTCGTAAGCAAGGTCGCCAGATGGTCCTGTCTGTCCGTTAAACCTATTTTTTAAGGTGACAAGTTTCGAGCGATTGTCGCCCTTACTTATGTCCCTTTCTAAGGCCACAACGATGTCACTTAAGTGAGAAATTGATTGACTTCCCCTCAGTTGAGACATAGAGACTCGGGCACCATCTTCATGACCTTTATCACCTTGGATACGCCGAAGATGAGAGACAAGGATCATTCCAATGTTTGTTTCTTGAACAAATGAGCGCAGCTTCGTCATTACAATGTCGATCATTTTGCGCTCATCTTGAGTATCATTACCTGAAAGCAAGATGCTTAGGTGATCAAGGATTACCCACTGAACCTCATTAGTCTTAACAAGGTAGCGGATATCATTTAGAAGAGCGTCAGGATCAACGCTGCCGAAGCCATCCCGCAGGAAAACCCGACCAGTGCCGAGAGTGTCATCAAAGGCTTTACGGAAGATAGTTCCATCAATTTGGTTGTCCAGGTGTAGTGGTTTGTTTGCAGCCACCGTCATTAGACGGAGACCGGTTCGTTGAACACTTTCCTCAAGTGCTATGTGAGCAACTGTTTCACCCTGTTTTACAAGGTGGACGGCGATTTCACCACATGCGGTGCTCTTCCCCGTTCCCGATCCAGCGGTCCAGGTAACCATTTCCCCACGCCGAAGGCCACCTGTAACGGTATTGAGAACAGGGTAAGGGTAATCAGCATCGCGGCCATGGAGGGGCGTAGAGACGAGATCGAAAAGGTCTCGACCGTCGATGATCGCTTGGGGGACATAAGAGCGTTTGTTGTAATAAGCCTGACGAATTGCGTCAGAGTCGCCAGCCATAAGAGCCTCGGAGGCATCTTTATAACCGGCTAGAGAGGCGATGAAAACTTGATCAGATGGAAAGAGTC